AATGAAGTATTAGATGAAGGTTTAAGTTTACACCCATTAGAAATACAACAGGAGTCGGTTAATGATTGGCGACAAATAGGTTTAGGTATAATGGGATTCGGAACAATGCTTATTAAAATGAAAGTGCAATATGGTAGTGAAAGATGTCTTAAAATAATACAAACAATAGGAACAGGTTTAGTAGATAGTGGATTATTAGCAAGTAGTGAAATAGCTGAGAAATTAGGAACATTTCCTATGTATGATGAAGATAGAATATTAGAAAGTAATTTCATACAAAACTTACCTATAAGTCAAGCTATATTAAATCATATTAAAGACCACGGATTAAGAAATAGTCAGCTATTTACAATAGCGCCTACAGGCAGTATATCAACTATGTTACAAGTAACTGGCGGAGTAGAGCCAATGTTTAATTATAAGTATTGGAGAAAAACTAAATCATTAAATGGCGGAGAAGATACTTATTATGAAGTAATAGACCCAGTAGTATTAGAAGCTATGAAACATGAAGAGAATAAAGAACAGATACCTGAATATGTAGTATGGGCAGGAATATTAAATCCTGAATACAGAGTATTAACTCAAGGACAATGGCAAAGATTTATTGATGCAAGTATATCATCAACAGTTAACTTAAATAATGAAGCAACAATAGAAGAAGTAGCTAAACTATATCATCAAGCTTGGGTAGCAGGTTGTAAAGGTTTAACTATATTTAGAGACGGATGTGCGAGAATACCTATATTAAGTACTAATAAAGAAGAAGCTGAGCAACAAGAAGAAGTTAAAGAAATAGATACATCTATAGAAAAATGTACAGCTAAAGGTACTAAATTACAAACAGGTTGTGGAAGCTTATGGGTAACAGCTTACTTCCATAATGAAACAGGGCAATTATGTCATATATTCTTAGATAAAGGAAGCACAGGTGGTTGCAATAGTTTTATGGTAGGATTAAGTAGAATGATTAGTTTATTAGCTAAAAAAGGAACAAGTGTAGAACAAATAGCTGAGCAATTAAAATCTTCAGTTGCTTGTCCTTCATATATAGTAAGAAGTAAAATGCAAAAAGATACAAGTCCAGGAACTTGCTGTCCAGGAGCAATAGCAAATGCATTATTAAAACTAAAGAAAGAATTTGAAGAGGAGAAACATTATGCAAAAGAAGAAGTTAAAGAAGAAGTTAAACAAAATATTAGTAAGTGTCCTGAATGTGGCGAGCAAATGGCATCCACAGGAGGTTGCAATATATGCCTTAATTGTGGATGGAGTAAATGTCAGTAAAAAAGATTTAAAATAAGTTAACAAAATAATAAATAGTTTTATATATTAAGTGTAAGTCAAATAAATAAAAAATGAGGAGGTAGCTAATATGGCTAAATTAAATATAAAAAATGCAGGTAAATATACTAATAATGGTGGAAGCGAATACTTCACATTAAAAGATGATGGAGATACAGCAAGAGTAAGATTTTTATATGAAGACCCAGATGGAGCAGATATAGACTTCTTCTTAGTACATCAAGTTGAAATAGATGGAAAACGTAGATATGTAGCTTGTAATGCAGTAGATGATGAAGGAAGAATGCATAAAGATGATTGTCCATTATGTAAATCAGGAAACAGACCTCAAGAAAAATTATTCTTACAATTATATGATGAAGATGAAGATAAAGTTAAAATATGGGAAAGAGGTAAAAACTTCATACCTAAGATAGTAAGTTTTATAAATAGATATGGAAGCTTAGTTAAACAGGCATTTGATATAGAAAGACATGGTAAAAAAGGAGATACAGGAACAACTTATGAATTATATGCTTTACCTGCTGATAATGGAACATTAGAAGACTTCCCTGAAAAACAAGAATTAGAAGGTGGATTAATAATAAAAGCAAGTGCTGAGGAAATGTACGATATATTAGATGGAACATTTAAGCAAGGAAGTAAAAAAGAAGAACCTCAAGAAGAAGCACCTAGAAGAAGACAAGAAAGCTATGAAGAAGCACCAAGACGTAGAAGAAGAGAAAGAAGCACAGATAACTTTTAATTAAAGAGGGAGAAATCCCTCTTATTTTTTTTATAAAAAATGGATATTTTTTATGCAATTCGAGTATTATATATTATAAATTATATTATAAAACAAATAAAAAATTAGGAGGATTTAATATGAGTAAACAAGTTAAAGTAACTGAAATAAAAGTTGGAGATATAATAGTAGGAGAACAATATAAATTACAATGCGGTAAATATGATAAACGTGGTGGATTTAATGGTCTTGAATGGAAAACTTACGATGTAGAACTAGAAGTATTAAGAGTAAAAGAATTAGAAAATGGAGAAATAAAATTAACATTAGCAAGTACAGCGCATATAATGACAAGAAGATATAAAAAGAAACAAATGTTAGAAATAAAATAGGACTTAACAAAGTCCTATTTTTTATTATATATTTAATAGAGGTGATGTCATGTCAAAGATGAACAAAGTATTTAGTAAACATAATAAGAAAAAAGAAAATACTCAGAAGGCATTGGATATAATCAATAAGAAAAAAGAGAAAAAAGTTAGCACAGCGAATGTAGTACCTAAAAGTATGAAGGAGAAAGTTGAATTAGCTAAAACTCAATCACAAGTAGTATATGCAGATAAATTAGATAAATTAGAATTAGTAACTACAGAAGAACGTTTAGCTGAGTTTAGTAAAATGGTAATAAAGAGTGGTGTTATCTCAGTCGATACAGAAACAAATGGCTTAGATAGAATAGACGGTAAAGTAGCAGGTATATGTTTATATACTCCAGGAGAAAAGGGTATATATATTCCTATTGAACATTATAGTTATATGACTAATAACTTATTGACAGTAAATATGGATAGGAATATAATAAAAGAGTATCTGAATAAATGGAGTGAGTTAGGAGTTAAATATATACTTCATAATAGTAAGTTTGATATGCATGTAATAAAACATATGATTGGAGCGAAGATAGTACCTTATTGGGATACTATGATAGCAGGGTATTTATTAAATGAAAATGAACCTCACGGATTAAAGATATTATATCAGAAATATATTGTTGGAGCAGATGAAGATGCTAAGGTAGCTAGTTTTAATAGTTTATTTAATGGAATTGAGTTTAATAAAATACCTCCAGATGTAGGTTATATGTATGCAGGATTTGATGCAATAATGACTTATGAATTATATTTATTTCAATACGAGTATTTAGATATTAAAGGTAAATATAATAAGAGTAAAGGGCTGGAGCGAGTAGCTGAGGTATTTAGAAATATAGAAATGCCCTTAATAGAAGTTGTATTTGAAATGGAATGTCAAGGAGTAGCAATAGATATAGAATTAGCTAAGAGATTAAAAACTCAGTATACAGCTTACATGAATAGAGCTGAGAAATTATTCAAAGATGAGATTAAGAAACTACATCCAGAGATAAAAGCATTGCAAGCATATGACAATGTTAAGTATGCTAAGTTATTAAATTCATACGGAGAAATAGATATTAATATAGCAAGTAGTCAGCAATTAGCTATATTATTTTATGATGTATTAGGGTTTGTAAGTAGTGATAAAAGAAAACCGAGAGGTACTGGAGAAGAAATATTAAAAACATTTAAACATCCAGTTGTAACAGCAATATTAGAGTACAGAGCAATGAGTAAATTATTAACAACTTATATAGATGCAATACCTGAACATATAAGTAAGAGTACAGGTAAACTACATGCTAACTTTAATCAGTATGGAGCGAAGACAGGAAGATTCAGTAGTAGTGACCCTAACTTACAAAATATACCTTCTAAAAAGAAAAAGCTGAGTGATGGAACTGTAATAGACGCAGGACATGATATAAGACAAATGTTTATAGCTGAGGAAGGTTATGTATTAGTAGGAGGTGACTTCTCACAGCAAGAACCTAGATGTCTTGCACATATGAGTAAAGATGAAAATATGTTACAAGCATATAGAGATAATAAAGATTTATACAGTACTATAGCAAGTAAAATATATGGAGTACCTTATGAAGAATGTAAAGAGTTTAGACCTGATGGAAGTGTTAATGAAGACGGTAAACAGAGAAGAACAAGTGTTAAACCTATATTATTAGGTATTATGTATGGTAGAGGAACGGCTAGTATTGCTGAGCTATTAAATATAAGTCCTAAAGAAGCACAAAGTTTAATAAATGACTTTTTCAGAGGATTCCCTAAAGTTAAAGAGTTTGTTGACTTTGCACAAAGCTTTGCTAGAGATTATGGATTTGTACAAACAGCTTGGGGTAGAAAAAGAAGACTTGAAGATATGCAATTAGACCTTATAGAAATGAAATGTAAAAGAGGAGCAAATACTGCTAACTTCAATCCATTAGATTTTAATGCAGACTTAGATGATGATGAAGTACCTGATGAAGTATATTACAAGTATTTAAAACTTATGAATAAAGCTTATGGTAGAGAAGCTAAGGATAAAGTAAGACAAATGGCAGCTGAGGAAGGTTATGAAATAATAGACAATGGTGGAAAGATAGCAGATGCTGAACGCCAGTGTGTTAATAGTATAATACAAGGTAGTGCGGCTGATATGACTAAAATAGCTATGAATAAAATATATAGAGATGAAGAGCTAAGAAAATTAGGTTATAAGCTAATTATTCCTGTACATGATGAGGTTATAGGAATATGTCCAGAAGAGAATGCAAAAGCAGTAGCTGAGCGATTAGAATATATAATGATTCATATAGTAGATGGATTCTTCACTATACAAATGAAAACAGATATAGAAGTAACTAAACGTTGGTATGGAGAAAATTTAAAAATATAGTTAACAATATTAAGATTTATCTTATATATTAAGTGTAAGAAAAATAAAATAAAGGAGGTTTCAAATGAGTAAAAGAAGATTTGAAATAGAAAAAGAAGAGTTAGAAAAATACTTTGAAATGCATATGACTTATAAAGAGATAGCTGAAATATATGGATGCAGTCATTGGACAGTTATGGAAAGAGCTAAAGAATATGGAATGAAAAGTGAAGCTAGAAAACATCAAATGAAAACTGATAATCCTGCTGGTAAAAAAGAAGTAGCTGAGAAAATAAGTAATACAATCAAAGAAATGTGGGATGAAGGAGTTTATGATGGAAGAGTAAATGGTATGTTAGGTAAAACAGGAGAACAAAGTCCTAACTTTATTAAAGAAGGAGGTAAATGTAATTACAGAGAAAAAGCTAAGCATTATCATCCTGAAGCAATATGTTTAAATTGCGGAAAACAATTAAACTGGGATGATAATTCAATAGAAGTGCATCACGTAGATGAAAATCATGAGAACTTTGCTTTAAGTAATTTACAACCATTATGTCATTCATGTCACAGAAAATATCATAGGAAATCTCAGCCAATAGTAATGGTTACCAAGAATTTCGTATTTGATAGCTGTCATTTCTTACCATATCATGATGGAAAATGTAAATTCTTACATGGACATACTTATCACATGGAAGTAACTGTTAAGAACAGAGTATTACAAGAAACAGGAATGGTTATAGATTTTAAAAAGCTAAAAGAAGTAGTAAATCAAAACGTAGTAGATGTTTTAGACCATGCATTCTTTAATCATTTAATAAAGTATCCTACTTGCGAGTTTATGATATATTGGGTATGGAGTCAATTAAGTAAAGACATAAAAGGATTATATAGAATAAGATTATGGGAAACAGATGGAAGTTATGCAGAATTAACTGCAGATATGTTGAATGAATATATAAAACAATTCGAAGCCGATTGGAGGGTTGAATAATATGGAACATTTATTTATGGTTAATGAGATATTTAAGAGCATAGACGGAGAAGGCGTAAGAACAGGCCTTCCTGTCACTTTCATAAGATTAAATGGTTGTAACTTAAGATGTAAATACTGCGATACAAGATATGCTTGTGAAGGTAATGAATATACACTAATGACAATAAATGATATAGTAGAACAAGTATTAGAGCTAAAAAGTACGAGAGTTACATTAACTGGAGGAGAACCTTTATTAGACCCTTACGTAAATGATTTAATAATAGATTTAATGGCAGTAGGAATAGAAGTTAATGTAGAAACAAATGGTAGTATTGATATAAGTGAATGTCCAGCAAATATAATCACAATGGATTATAAATGCGGAGCGAGTGGAATGGAGCATTTAATGAATACAAATAACTTAGAAAAATTAGCTGAGCAAGATGTATTAAAATTCGTAGTAGGAAGTATATCAGATTTAAACAGAATGAAAGAAATTATAGAGAATTATAACTTAAGATGTAGAGTATATGTTTCACCTGTATTTGGTATGATAGAACCTCACGAGTTAGTTGAATATGTATTAGAAAACAACTTAGAAGATGTTACAGTACAAGTACAGTTACACAAAATAATATGGAATCCTAATATGAGAGGAGTTTAAGATTATGATAGATAAAAAAGCCATTGAAGAAGCAGTAAGAATGATATTAGTAGCATTAGGAGATGACCCTAATAGAGAAGGTTTAATAGAAACACCTAAGAGAGTAGCTAAAATGTACGAAGAAGTATTTGAAGGAATGAATTATACAAACGAAGAATTAGCTGAGAAATATGACAAATGTTTTTACTCAGACAATAATGATTTAGTAGCAATGAGTCATATACCAATATTCAGCTACTGTGAACATCATTTAGCATTAATGTATAATATGGAAGTTAATATAGCTTATATACCAAACGGTAAAGTAATAGGACTTAGTAAATTAGCTAGAATAGCTGAGATGGTTGGTAAGAGATTACAACTACAAGAACGTATAGGAGAAGAAATAGCAGATGTATTACAAATGATATTACAAACAGATGATGTATTAGTAATGATAAAAGGTGAACATAGTTGTATGACAGCTAGAGGTATTAAGTCAAGAGGTAGTGTAACTAGAAGCGCAACATTAAGAGGTAAATTCAAAGAAAATTACGCATTAAGAGAAGAAGCATATCAATTATTTAAATAAGGAGTGGTGATATATGAAAAGTAAAACATTAGCAGTATTATTATTAAGTGGTGGATTAGATTCCACTACTTTATTAGCTGTAGCAGTAAGAAAATATGGTTTCCAAAACGTAGTAGCTATATCAGTAAGTTATGGACAAAAGCATTCAATGGAGTTAGAGCAAGCTAAAAAGATAGCTAAGTATTATCAAGTAGAGCATAAGATAATAGATTTATCAAGTATATTACAATTCAGTAACTGCGCATTATTAAAAGATAGTACTCAGGAAATAAAAGATAAAAGTTATGCAGAGCAAATAAAAGAAGAAGGTAAAGTTAATACTTATGTACCATTTAGAAATGGATTAATGTTATCAAGTGTAGCTGCAATAGCATATAGTTTAATTGAAGATACAGAATATGAAGAAGCGGCAATATTGATAGCTAATCATGCTGATGACTCAGCAGGTAATGCATATGCAGATTGTAGTTTTGATTTTATAAATGCAATGAACTCAGCAATAAGCATTGGAACATATAAGAAAGTATTTGTAGAAGCACCATTTACTAAATTCAATAAAGCTGATATAGTATTTACAGGACTTATGATGAATGTACCTTATGAGATGACGAGAAGTTGTTATAAAGATACAGCAGAGAGTTGTGGAGAATGCGGAACTTGTATTGATAGATTAAAAGCATTTGAAGCTAATGGAGCAACAGACCCAATTATATATAAAAAATAATTAAAGGCGACTTAACAAAGTCGCTTTTTTATTTATATATTATATGTAAGAAGGAGGTAGATAAGATGGCATTTGATTTATATTTAGCTGGAGGAGCTAGAAAAGAAATACATGAGAAACTACACGAAAGAGGTTGTTGTAAACTATATTCACAATTAAGAGAAAGAAGTCATATAAAACATTGGATTAACTTAGGAATAGAGAATGATAAATATTGTAAAACATTTGTAGATTCAGGAGCATTCAGTGCTTGGACAAAAGGCGTAGAGTTAGATGTAGATGATTATATAAACTTTATAAATAGTTATGGAGAACACTTAGAAGTATTCGCATCAGTCGATAATATACCAGGAAGATTTGATAGAAGACCTACGTTAGAAGAAAGAAAAGCATCACCTGAATTAACATGGGAAAATTATTTATATATGAGAGAACGTATAAATTATAAAGAAAAGTTATTACCAACATTCCATTTAGGAGAAGATTTTAAAGCATTACAACATATGTTAAATACTAAATTAGATGGTAAATACATTCGGTATATAGCATTAGGAGGAACAGTAGGAATGTCTATACCTAATAAAAAGAAATGGTATTCAACAGTGTTTAAAGTAATAAAGCAAAGCAATAATCCAAACGTTAAAATACATGCATTTGGAATGACTAGTTTTGATATATTAGAAGCATATCCATTCTATTCAGCAGATAGTACAAGTTGGAGAATGACTGCTGTATATGGATTTATATTAACAGAACACGGGCAAATAAAAGTATCAGATAGAGCAAATGCAAATGATTTAAATACATTCGAAAGTTTAAATAAAAAACAACAAGATGATATATTAGGTAGATTAAAGGAACTTGATGTAACATTAGAAGAATGTCAAACAGATGCAGAGATTAGAGCTTATGTTAATGCAATGTATCAATTAGATTGGGCAGATAATTATAAATACAAAGGCAATAACAGATATCAAAAAACATTATTTTAGGAGGTATTAGAATGAAAATACAAACTAACACTTTAAAGAAAATGTTAAATCAAGTTGCTAAATGCAAACCTAATGGCGTATTAGAAATAACTAAATATTATGAGTTATTATTCAATAAAGAAGGATTAACAATAACGGCAACAGATGGAGTTAATCAAATATCAGTAATGAGCAAAGATGGAAAACAGGACGAAGAGCAAGTAATAATAGTTAAAGCTGAGCAATTTAGTAAACTAATAAATAAAACAACTAAAGAGAATGTAGAGTTAAAAGTTAAAGGAGAGTCATTACAAGTAAAAGGTAATGGAACTTATAATATAGAGATATTTACTGAGGAAGATTACCCTCACTTTGAAATGGATAAAGATATAACATTTAAAGTAAATACAAACGAGTTATTACATGGTTTGAGCGTAGGTAAATATACAAAAGCTATAAATACATCAGAAGGATTATTATATCATTACGCAATATTAGATAGTAAAGTAGTTAGTACAGATTCAATAAAAGTAAGTTGCACAGCAATTAAAGGGTTTAAAGAAGATGTATTAATAAGCCCTCCAATAGCAATATTATTAGAAAGTATAACAGAGGACAGGGTAGAAGTATTCTTAAATGAAGATAAGTCAAGTATAATGTTTAGTACTCCAAGTGTTGAAGTAAGTGGAGCAATACCTGAAGGAATAGATGAATACCCTGATGTATTATCATTATTTGAAGATGACGAAAAAGAAATGGCTGAGTTAGATGTAGCTACTACATTAAATGCATTAGACCGTTTAAAATTATTTATCTCAGCTTATTCAAAAGACTTAATAGATGTAACAATGACAAATGAAATGTTAGTATTATCAACAGATAAGAACTTTGAAAATATACCATTTGATAATGAATTAGATGAGGAGTTTGAATATGATTTAGCAGTTAATAGTAATTACTTCTACGACATAGTAAGAGCTATGAAAGCTGAGAAATTTAAATTAGCTTATGAAGATGATATATTCTTATTAGAAGCAAATAATGATAAATTCATATTAGCTTGTGCTGATAGTGAGGAGGAATAAAAATGGCTAAGTTAAATAAACTTTCTAAAATGGTAGCATCTAGTAAAAAGAATTCAATAGCAGAAGATTTTAGAAGTGATTTAGAATATTGTATAGAACAGGAAAATAAGAGGGATTATATTCCCTCTCAAAGTTTTAAGCCGAGCGGAATAAGTGCTTGTAAAAGAAGTTTATTTTATGAGTTAAGTGGATATAAACCAGATGAAGAACCTCCAAATACAACTTTAATAGGTATATGTGAGAGTGGTACAGACCGACATGAAGCAATACAAAATTATGTAATGCAAATGAAAAAACATTCAATAGATTGTGAATGGTTAGATGTAGGTAAATTTATTAAAGATAATAATATTAAATATGCAAAAGTAATAAGTCAGAAAGGTAATGAAACAAAAGTATATAGTGAGCAATATAATTTAAGATTCTTATGTGATGGCTTAATAAAATATAAAGGCGAATATTATATCTTAGAAATAAAGACAGAGAGTACTAATAAGTTTAATAAACATACAGAACCTTGGCCTGAACATATAATGCAAGCAACTTGTTATTCATTAGTATTAGGAGTAGATAAAGTAATATTCTTATATGAGAATAGAGATATATGTAGTAAAAAAGCAATGTTAGTAAATGTAACTCCAGCAATGAAAGACACTGTATGGAATAAGATATTAGATGTAGAGGAATATGTAGTAGACGGTATATTACCTCCAAAAGAACCTGATAAATGTAAGTATTGTAAATATCAAAGCCAATGCAGAAAGGATGGAGAATAATGAACGAGGGTAAGAGATTTGAACACAATATTAGAAGAAGTTTACCAGGTATAATAAGGTTATATGATGCAACAAATGGATATTCAGGGGTTTGTAACCCCTGTGATTTTATATATTATGTATATCCTTTTATGTTTATGATAGAAGCTAAGAGTGTTAAAAGACATAAGATATATTGGACAGCAATAACAGAGAACCAACATGAACAATTAGATTTTTATGATTCTATATTCGGAGTAACAAGTTTAATATTTATTGAGTACCGAGAAGAGAAAGAATCTTATATATTACCATATAGAGTATTAAAAGAACTTAAAGCTAAAGGCGAAAAAGGTTTGAGCGTAGAAATGGCAAGGGAAATGGATAACGTATATAAAATACCTGCACAATATCAAATAGTTAATTGCATATTAGATGAACAAGAATTAAGAGTAATATTAGGAAGGATAGGTATGAGTAAATGAAACTACCTTTAAATTATTTAAATCAATTTGATTCAGAATGCAATGATATAATAAATACAGTAGATAGTATAGCAACTACTTATACAAAGCAATTAGATAAATGTATTGAGGAAGTACAAGACTTAATAAAAAATAAAGATGACTTGACAATAGACCAAATCAATTATTACATTACTATAATACCTATTTTACTATACGACTTACATGACAAGATGCAGAACTTAGGAGTTAAAGGTGATGCAGCTAAGATGCAGAGAAAGAATCAATATAATAAAGCTTATCAGGAGCAAGAGAATGGAACAGTAGCACAAAAGACATCAGTAGCACAAGATGCTTGTCAAGATGAACAAATGATAGAAGACATATTTAGTAGAGTATATAAGAAGTGTGAAAATAAAATAGAAATAGCAACAATGTTACATGGGAGTTTAAAGAAAATATTAAACTGGAGGGTATCAGAGTTAGAAGTTACTAGAACAAATACATTTAATAATAATATATTAGGAGGTTTTTAATGCATTATTTAGAAGAGTTATTACAATATAAATTTCTACAGATAGTAGAGAAGCACGGCAATGGTAAATGGGCATTAGATGAATTACAGTGGTTAATATATGATGAGTATAGAACTTTTTATGATGCCTTATCAGATGAAGACAAATATATAGTATGTATGTATATAGCTAATTTAATGAGATTACATGGTTAAGGAGGATATAGATATGGCAAATAAACAAGTTAAAGTAAAATTAGTAAGAGAGAATGCAAAGATGCCTGAAAGAAAGAATGGTAACTGGTTTGATATTTACACAAGTGGAGCGAGAATATTGAAAAAGAATGAAATAAGAGGAAGCTTTAAATTGCCATTAGAACCTACTATATTCGACGGTATAATACATTATAACGAAGGAGATATAATAATATTATATTTAGGAATAGCAAGTGACTTAGGTAAAGGATATGAAGCTAATATGATAAGTAGAAGTAGTTTCTTTATGAATACTGGTTTATTACTAAGTAACTCAATAGGACTTATGGATGATTGTTTCTGCGGAGATAAAGATGAATGGAGAGCTGTATGTTACGCAACGAGAGCAGGAGCATTAAAGATAGGTGACAGACATATGCAATTCACAGTTAAGAAAACTGGAGTATTTGATTTAGAAGAAGTAGAAACATTAGGTAATCCGAGCAGAGGAGGATATGGAACAACGGATAAATAAAAAATCTTTAAAAGGACTTAACAAAGTCCTTTTTTTATTTATATATTATATGTACAACAAAATAAAGGAGGTAATAAAATGAAAACAAGAAAAGTTGTAACAAAAGCTATGGATAAGGCATTAATGTCAGCATACAGAGGAGTATTTATGGAGCATGGAGGACCTTTCGGAGCAGCTATAATAGATAATAAAGGCGAAATAGTATGCGTAGTCCATAATAGAGTATTAGAAGATAAAGACCCTACAGCACATGCAGAAATAGTAGCAATAAGAGAAGCGTGTAAGAAATTAGACACATTAGATTTAAGTGGATGTACTATGATAGCAACAGGTTATCCATGTCCAATGTGTATGTCAGCTATAATATGGAGTCATATAGAAAAAGTATATTATGGAGCGCCTGCAGAGGATTGTGAAGTAATAGGTTTTAAAGATGAGCCAATGTATAGATGGTTTAGAGGAGAAGAATCAAATATAAGACTTGAATTAGAATTATGTAGTGATAAGCATAGAGAAAAGACAATGGAGATGTATTTAAAATATCAAGAAGATAAAAAAGAAATGTATTAGGAGGCTTATATGACAAGAAAAATAGATTTAATAATGAACGAGATTAATAAAAAATATAAAGCAGAGTTAATACATCAAGGTACTGATATTATAGAAATTGATAAAATACCATTCAGTAGTCCAACTGCAAACTATATGACTTATGGAGGAATACCAGTTGGTAAGTTTACTGAGTTTTATGGAGGTGAGGGAGGAGGTAAAACAACCTCAGCCCTTGACATAGTAAAGAATGCACAAATAAAATTTAAGCAAGTTTGGCTAAAGAAAATAGATGAATTAGATAAGCAAATAGAAGTATTAGCAAATAGAGAGAATAAGCAAGACAAGGCTAAACGTACTAAACTTGAAGGCGAGAAATCAAATTTATTAGAAGAAGGGCCTAAATTAGTAGTGTACGTAGATGCTGAGCAAACATTAGATACACAATGGGCGCAATTATTAGGAGTAAATACAGAAGAATTAATATTAGTAAGACCTCAGGCAGAAACAGCAGAGCAAGTATTGCAAATAATAATAGATTTAGTAAGTACAGGGAATGTAGGGTTAGTAGTTTTAGATAGTATTCCAATGCTAGTATCTCAAAATATATTCGATGAAAGTATGGAGAAAAAGTCATATGGAGGAATATCACAAGCACTAACTACATTCTGTCAGAAGATTACGCCTCACTTAAATACAACACAATGTGCTTTTATAGGAATAAATCAAGTTAGAGAAGATTTAAGTAGTATGTATAATACAGAAAGTACTCCAGGAGGTAAAGCTTGGAAACATGCTTGTAGTTTAAGAATAAAGGTAAGAAAAGGAAGTTTCTTAGACGAGAATAGAGGAGAATTAACTAGTAGAGCTGAGAACCCTGCAGGTAATAAAGTAGAGTTAACAATAACTAAATCAAAGAGTTGTAAGTCTGATAGAAGATTAGGTTATTATACATTAAGTTATACAGATGGAATAGATATAGTATATGATACAGTAACAGTAGCATTGCAATATGGTTTAGTTAGAAAAAGCGGAGCGTGGTATTATTTAATAAAAGGTGAAGAAGAACAAGGATTCCAAGGATTAGCGAAAATATTAACATACCTAAGAGAAAATACAGATGAGTTAGATATTCTAATAAAAGCATTGGAGGCTAAAATGGAATGAAAGGAACTAAACTGCAAGAAGTAGTTTTGAGATATCTAAATGGTGAAGAAGTAATCGACGAGTTAATAGAAAATATAGAACCAATGATAGTAAGTATAATAATGAAATACAAATGTAAATGCGAATATGAGGACTTATATCAAACAGCATGGGTAACAATAATGAAGTGCTTACAAAACTATAAAGTAGAGAGTAGTATTCTATTCTCTACTTATTGTTACAGAGCTATATCAAATGACCTCATACAAGCTGAGAATAAAGAACGTAAACATTTAAGTAGGTTTAATAAAGATGGAGAATGTACTTTATCAATAATATCAAAAGATTATGAATATGAAGGGAAATACGGAAGTAAATCATCTTTAGAAAGCGTAATACCTAATGATGATTGGGAAATAAGTAAGCAAGTAATATTTAAGGAGCTAACTCCTGAAGTAGTTAAAATAGCAGAGAACTTAACTCCGAGTGCTAAGAGAATAGTGCAAGATTATTTAAAGAATAAAAGACAATGCGATATAGCAAGGGAGTTAGGAGTAAGTTACGCATATGTAAGTATGGTAATAAGAAATTTTATTAATGATTGTCAGAACGAATTTAAGAAATAATCTTATATATTAGGTAGAGGTGATAAAGTGGCTACAAGGGATTATAGTGATAAACAAGAAAAAGCAGTAGCTGAGTACTTAGATGGTAATAAGACGCCGAACAGTGGAGCTACTCCATTTAAAAAAGGAGATGTAATAACAGAAGATACTATTATAGAATGTAAGACTAAGACAAAAGAAGTTACATCTCATGCAATTAAAAAAGAGTGGATAGATACATTAAAGAGAGAATGTATATCAATGGGTAAAGAGCATTGGGCAATAGTGTTTGACTTTGGTACTCAGAAGATAGAAGACCAATATATAGTATTACCTATAAGCTATTATAAAGAATTAAAGGAGGGATATGATAATGAGTGAATCACTAGCTTTAATATATAGACCAAATAAGTTTGAGGATGTAGTAGGACAAGGAAGTACAGTACAGATATTAAAGAATCAATTAATAAATAAAGACATTAAACAAGCGTATTTATTTAAGGGAGCGAGTGGTTGCGGTAAAACTACTTGTGCTAGAATATTTGCTAATGAGTTAAATGAATATAAAGGTAAACCAATAGAATTAAATGCAGCTGATACGAATGGAGTAGATGATATAAGAGTTATAATAGATGACTGTAGATTAAAACCGATAGATAGTAAATATAAGATATATATAATAGACGAAGTGCATATGCTGAGTAAAGGAGCTTTTAATGCATTATTAAAAGTATTAGAAGAACCTCCAAAGCATGTAATATTTATATTATGCACTACAGACCCTCAGAAAATACCTAAAACAGTATTAAGTAGATTACAGAAGTTTGAATTTAAGAGAATGAGTGTAGAAGATACAGTAAATAGACTTCAATATATACTGAGTGAAGAAGGTTATAAGAAAGCAGATGTTAACGCATTACATTATATAGCTAGATTAGCTGAGGGTGGTATGAGAGATGCAATAACATTATTAGATACAGTATTATCATATACAGATGTAATAACATTAGATAGTATAAGTAAATGCTTAGGAGATACTCAGTATAAACTATTAAATGATATTGTAGAAGGTATATTAGACCAGGACATACCTAAATGTATAAATGCAGTAGAAACAATGCATTCAGATGGAAGAGATTTAAGATTAGTAGTTAAAGAGCTTTGCAGATATGTATTAGATATATGCAAGTATTACTATACAAGAAACTTTGACTCAACTCTTATACCTCCAGACTTTTATAACGTAGTTAAAGAGATTATAGACACAAGTGATATTGAGTTTTTATTAGATATAGTAGATAGTCTTAATAAGTTAGATAATAGAATAAGATTTGATGGTAATCCAAAGTATGTAGTTGAAAGTGAAATAATAATATTATGTAGATAAGGGTGATTATATGAGTGCTAGAGATGTTGAAGGATTAGCAGTACATTTATTTGAAGCTTATAAATTATGTTTCTGCGCAGATAGTACAGAGAAATGGATAAAGATGTTTTGTGAGAAACGTTTAGAAACAATAGATGCATTATTAATAGACGACGGAGAAAAACCATTAACTAAATCCTTTAAGAAAAAAGTAACAAATAGATTTGCTGAGCTAATGCTAGACTATGTAGCACAGTGTAAGAAGCAAAGAAGAAAGAAAGAACGTGAAAGATTAGATGCTGAGAAAGAAGATATGAAGAAAAACGGAGTTAAAAGAGGGAAGGTGAAATAATGAATATAATAGATTTAGTTAAACAAATACAAAATAAGAACTTTGATAACTTTTATGTGTTTGCTGGGGAAGAAATAACCCTGGCAAACATTTATTTAGGTAGAATGGGAAATGTAAAAAGAGTAGATACAGTAGCAGAGATATATAGTAAATTAACTACTAAGAATAAACTATTTAAGACTAATGAAAGCTTTGTATATGTAGTCAGAGATGATACTGATTTTATGAATAATAACAAAGTAGAAGAGCTTATAAGTAGAATGAAATATAATACATTAGTATTCTGTTGTACTGAGCTAAAAAAGAATAGCAAGTTTTATAAAGCAACTAAAGAACATTTAATAGAGTTTAATACAATGACTACTGAGCAACTAATACCTGAAGTTAAAAAGCTATTGCCTATGGATACTAAAATGGCTGAGCAACTTATAATTGCATGTGATAATAATTATGGGTTAATAGTAAATGAAATAGACAAAGTAAAATACTCAGACATATCAATTATAGAAGAGCTTATAGAGAATAGTAAAACATATGAAGCTTATAATGCAGTACAAATGTTATTAGCTAAAGATAAAGATACTATGAAGTATTTAATAAACCTATTAGAAGCTGAGCAAGGCAGTGAGTTAGGAATACTAGGATTATTATTTAATAGAGCAAGTCAATTATTGCAATTGCAGCAAGGTATATTGCCTCCTGAATTAAATGATTGGCAAGCAAAGAAACTAATGAAAATTAATAGATTAAATCAACGTGATTTATACAGAGCAACTAGATGGTGTAGAATATATTCAGAAGGTAT